CTGCGATTGTCCCGCTCCCGCGCCCGGAGAACAGCGAGGTCAATATGCAATCCTCGCGTTACGCGCTACGGGAAAAACTGCTGGCGGCAAAAAATCTGGACGAAGTTTGGGCCTAATCCCTGAGGTGATTCAGACGGACAGAATCCTCCCTTCTGCCTCACGCCGGGCTACGAGGCCAGGCAGAACCTTGCCTCCACCGTAGACCCACCGCCGTAGCTCAGTCGCGGCTGCGGTCCAATCCCTCTGATTGACCCGCCGCCGCAGCGCCGATGTCTGCAGCCGCCCCGCGCCGAGGTTGAAGGTGAAATCCACGATGGCCGCGAGCCGTCCTTCGGGCTCAGTGGCTAGCACTGGGCAGTAGCGCAGCGTGGCGGCGAGCGCCACCCGCAGATCCTGGGCAAGGTAGGCCTCGGCCTTGCCTTCCGTGATCGGCGGATGCTTGGGGTCGCAGAGGTGGCCGTAGCCGATGGTCCAGTAGCCGGCCGGGCAGACGTAGGGATGCGCCCGGCCAGGATCGGCTCGCGGCACACGGTGGAAGCCCTCGAAGCGCTTGGCCAGGTCGATGGCCGCCTGCGGCACCGCGATCACGGCCGCACCCGGTCGAACACTCGCCCAAGGAACCAGAAGTTCAGCACGCCAGCCCAAAGCGCCTGATCGGCCTCTGTCCAGGCGTGCAGGATGGCCAGGCCCCAGCCCGCATCGGCAGTCACGGCGGCCGCGAACGCCGCCGTCTTGGCCGCGCAGTACAGCGCCATGAACCAGTAAGTGATCACCGGCCGCACGCTGGCGGACAAGGCGTCGACCCAGCGCACGCCGGATCGTTGACCTTGGGCGGCGACCGACTCGCGCAAGGCCTCGAGGGCGCCGACGTTCCACGCCGCATCCGCGCTCGCACCGATCTCGGCCATCCGCTGCGCGCCGCGCAGTTTCTCGAACTCCAGCGCCTTGTCCTGCATGGCGAGTTCATGGCTGCGCTCGCCTTTTCGGTCAAGCCACTTCAGGATCTCCGGCGCCAGACGGAAGGCTCCGCCCAGCAGCCCACCGAGCAAGGTCTCGATCATTGGCTCCCTCCCATCAGCTTGAGCTTGATGGCGGCCCCGACCAGCAGTGCGGCGAGGATGCCGGTGGTGACGACCTTGATGACGGTCTGCCACGCGGTGCGCCGCGCGTCGCGCCAGGCTTCGAGCAGGTCGCGCAGTTCGCGGATGTCGCGCGCAGCGTGGCCGTTTTCCAAGCCAAGGTGGGTCAGGACACGCTCGGCCCCGCGTTCAGCGGCGCTGTCCAGCAGTTCGTCGAAGTCCTCGCGTCGAATGAGCAGCATGTTTTCCACGAGGGCGGCAGGTTGGTGTTCGTCGGTCATTGCAGTCTCCAAAAACGACGAACCCGCCTTGTGGGCGGGTTCAGATGGTTGCGGGTGGGTGAAGATCAGATGGCGATGCCCGCGCTCCAGCCGGTGGACTTGTAGGCCGAGAGCTTGGCCTCGTCCTCGATGTAGCAAAGCCAGCCGATCTTGGGCACGTGGTACTCCCAGGCATCGGCAATGCGCACGGCGATCTGGTTGGTTTTGCCTGCCCACACGCCCGTGGCAGCGGCAGGAATGAGGTAGCGGTCGCCGTTGGCGGGGCTGGCCGGTGGTGTGGTCAGGTCGCGGTCTTTCACGGACAGACCTACCACCGCGCCGAGGCGCTTGAGGTTGGCGTCCATGCCGGTGTCCCAGCCACTTTCGCCGAGCGTCCAGCCGTAATTGAGTCCCAGGTTTGGGTCGGTCGATGACATGGTTTATCTCCAGAGATTCGAGGCTTGACGAATACGCCGGACAGCGTCCGGGTCGCCGGTGCGGTGGCTTTGCTGCGGGTGTTGTCGCCAATGCCGCCCAACGATGGGTAGGTACAGCACGCCGCCGCGCTTGGCCACGAGCAGGGTCAGCAGCCAGTCGGCGAAGTTGTTGAGGTCGGTGGTTTCCTTGAGCACGGCCTCGACGACGGATCGACGCATCACGATCAGGCCATGCACGTGGCTGGCGCTGTTGGCGTGCTGCCAACGGCTGTAGGCCAGACGCCGCACCGCGATGTCCTGGCCGTTTTCGTCGGTCAGCGCCTCGTCGGTGTAGGCCATCACCGCCTGTGGGCAGGCATCCAGCGCATCGGCCAGTTGGGTGAAGGCACTGGCTTCGTACAGATCGTCGGGATCGACGAAGGACACCAGTGGCAAGGTGCCTTGCGCATAGCCTGCCGCGCGTGCTTCTCCAATCCTGCCCGGAATGCCCGGCAAGACGTGCAACTGAATAGGCGCACCATCGAGACTGGCGATGCAGGCCTCCCGCCATTCGGCAGGCTCGTTCAGGGTGAGCAGATGAACATCGATGCGCGGCTCCATCACACACCTCCCCAATACTGTCCCCAGCGCAGGCCGTAGCCCGCGCGATCCAAGACACGCACCTGGGGCTGCCAGCTGCTCAAACCATCGCGCTCGGCACGGATCTCGACCGTAATGCGGTCGCCCAGCGCACCGGTATCCAGCGCGGCCACGGCCGCCGTCCAGACGTAGGTGGTGCCAAGCAGCCCCGTTTCCGTGTGCGCCAGCACGTTGTTGCGATTGCGGATGCCTACCGTATAGGTCACGCCCGATTCTGGCCCGATATCGCCTTCGTCCTGCCGCACGAGGTAGGCGGTCTGCTGCGTGCGGTCACGATGTGCCCACGCGACGTTGAGATCACCGGCCACAACGGCAGGCTCAGTCTGGCCATTGAGGCGGATACGACCGGGTGGATATGGCAAAGCCTGCCGACCAGCGAGCACCATCGGCTGCCCATTAGCGGCCAGCAGAGGATCGCCCTGATCGGTCGACGTGCGAGGCATCGCGCCCACGAACACCGACTCGCCCGGGGCGCGCTCCGCGCCTTCCGATGCCAGCCATTCGCCGACACCGATCAGACGAGCCCCCGAGGCATGTGCTTGGGGTGTGGTGTCTAGTACGCCGCGTGCAAGGTCAACCGTGGCCGCAGTGGTATCGAAGTCCAGGACAGCGACGGCTTCGCGGATTTCACCGCTGCCATCGACCAGATAGGCGTAGTCGCCCACGGCCAGTCTTTCCGGCTGGCTGATGGCCGTCACCGGCACACCGATGGCATCGGCCTCACTGGCTGGCAAGGCGGCATCGAGCGTCAGCAGCGGCGCATAGTCCTCGCCCACGACGGCAGTGAGGTCGCCGCCGGATGCGCCGGTAGCCAGTTGCCAGTTCAACTGCCCGGTACCACCGGCGACGGCCAGCGCGCCGACGTAGGTGTCGGTGTCGGTCAGGTAGTCCAGCTCGGCACGGTTCAAGCGCCGGGCCAGTTCCCAATACGGCACTTCGACGGCCAGTACCAAGGCGGGCGGCAAAGGTTCGATGGTCGGCTCATCGACGTGCGGTGGCGGGGGCGACAACACGGTGTTGCTCATCCCGAACACATCTTCCATCGCTTCGATGCGCCACTCGGCCGCGCCCAAGGTGCCGGTGTCGATGCCGGTGACGCGCACCACCATCTGATCCACACCCAAACGCGGCCAGTTCAGCAGAAACACATCGCCCGGCAGCGGCGCACGGGGAAGCCGGTCGCGCGCCACGGTCAGACTCATCCGGGCCAGGGGTGAACCCAAGGCGCGCAGGTCACGCAAGGCCAGCCGGGCAGCCAGCGGCCCGTAGTTGACGCCCGGGTAGTCGCGGCGCTGATTGATCACGCCGCCTTGCAACTGGATGGCGGCCAGGTTCTCGACGGTGACCGTCGCATCACCGCCCGTTTGCCAGTCGGTGTAGACCACGGTCAGTTCGTTGGGCAGCTCGCCCCACTGGGCGCGCTCAAAGCGTTCCAGCCGCACGATTTCGTCAGGTCCCAACTGCGGCAGACTGTCGATCCAGTAGTCGTCACGCAGCAGCTTGAGTTCAAACGTGCCTTGCTCCGGATCGGTGTAGAGGATGCCGCCAATGTGGTCGACGACCTGGCCGATGAAGCTCTCGATGGGCTGCTGGCGCGTCCAGATCAAATTGAGGCCGAAGCCCTCGCTCGACAACGCCCATGCCGCGTTCCAGAAGCTCCAGCCGATGGTGCTGTGCGGATAGCCCATGCCCCAGTGCGGATCGGTGAGGCACTGAACCAGGATGTGCGCCGGGTTCATGCCGACGCTGATCTCACGGGCCTCAGTCTCATCCCAGGTGCGGACTTCGGCGTTCCACGCCATCCACGGCGCATCGAACCAACCCGCCGTGAAGCGACGCACCCGTACCGCCCATGGCTTGATGTACGGGTTGTTGGCCGCGAACAGGATCTTGCGCGCCACCAAGGACAGCACACCTCGGAATGCCGGAATGGAACTGCCGAGACGGCTCATCAGGTAGTCGTTACGCCCCTGACCAGCATGGCCCGACAGCACATCGATGGTGCCCACGACGCCGCCTTCGCGCTCGTCGCCGCCAAACAGCGTGGGCTTGTTGATCGAGAGGCTGGTCAGCCCATGCCCGTTCGGTAGCGGCGCACGGTCGGCATCGCCCCACGCGGTACGGTCGCCCATCTGGATTTCCTGCACGGCATCGACGGGCCCTTGGCACAGGGCCAGATGCAGCCCCATCCGGTAGCGGTAGCCGACGGTTTGCTTTTTGCTACGCCCGCCCATCAGTCGTGCTCCCGCTGGCTGGACTGATTGCGTGCGTGCTCGACCACCCGCTGCGCCATGGCATCGCCGGTGGCCAGCAGGATGTCGGCGTCACAGCCATCGCGCAGGAAGGCGCGGAAGTCCAGATCGTGGCGCGCAAACCATGTGCGTGTTCCGTTCACGCAAAGGCCTGCGGCGCGCACGTGATCGATGGTGATGACGGTCTGCGTGGTCTCAAGAAACACGCCGGGCCGCCCCAAGTGTTTCTTGGCCCCTTGAGGGGCAAAACGAGCGAAGCGAGTTTCGGGGTGTGGGATCACTTTTTGCCACCTTTCTTCTTGATCGGATCGGCTTCCAGATCGCCGTACCAGACGACGTTGGAGCCGCGCAGCAGCACGGTGCCGAACACGACGGGAATCGGTCGGCCTTCTTCTGCGGTGGGGGCATCGACGTCGGACAGGGACGCCGGTTTGGGTTCGGGCGGTTTCGGGGCGAGCGCGACCGAAACCAGCGCCGCCACCACGAGGACGACGAGGTACCACATGGCGATTTCTCCTGGGATTCAGAACACGCCCGTCGAGAACGGGTTCTTGCTCGGGATGGCGGGAAAGCCGCCGTAGTTGTGGCTTCGGCCGCCGCTGCGCGGCTTCACGTCGGCTGTGCCGACATGGGCCTTCGCCGAAACGCTGCGGTTTTCGGTCAGAAGATCGGTGTGCCGCTGAAGGGGTTCTTCGTTGGAATGAACGGGAATCCACCGAAGTTTTCGAGGTTGCCGAAGCGCGACTCGCACGTGGCCGTGCTGTGGTCGCAGCCTACCGTCAGCAGCACTTCGGTGCCGACCTCAAAGGCGACCGGATAGAGCAACTCGACGCCGCCACCGTAGTCACTGACGATCATGTGGCGGGCACCTGCCGGGGTTTGCAACCAGCCACCGGCCAAGCCACCGCTGACGCTGCCGGGCGTGCCGCCGTCGAAATCGACGTTGCGGCCATAGCTGTTGCTCACGATGGCACTGGCGGAAATGGGTGAGGCACCACAGGCTGCCGAATACAGCACGTGGGAACACTTGCGGCTGTAGAGCCGCCGCAACCCGATGCGCTTGAGGCTGACTTGCGCCGACTCGCAGCGAACACGAGCCACATCGTCAGCAACTTCGACGCCCAGCACCCGGCCCATCCAGCGCGTGCCGGAGATCCACCAGTAGTCGCCCCAGGTGTCGCGCCGTCCGATGCGCAGGGTGATCGAGGTGGTGTCGCCGGTCAGCGAGTTGGCGAGCAGATGGCGAACGAGATCGCAGTTCGGCGGCAGTTTCAGATCCAGCCCAGCCTTCGCAGCTTCAGCACCCAGCGCCAGTTCGTTGCGCTCGATGGCAAGGCTCTGATAACGGTTGCCGTCGAGATCGACGTCGAATTCGTGGGGCGTCAGGAAGAACTGGGCGGTGTTGCTGGCGAAGGCGTATAGCTCGACTTCCAGCAAGGGGTTCTGGCTCATCGTGCTTACTCTCCCTCGTAGGTTTGACGGTCATTGCCACGTGGTTCGGGCAACTGGCGCGCGGTCAGGGTGATCTCCAGCAGCGTCGGGCTGTGCCAGTACAAGTCGATGGCATCGTGGTCGAGGCGGCAGCGCACGAGGCGAATGACACGGCTGCCTTCGGGCACTTGAGTCTCAAGTCCAGAGCGCAGCACCAACACACCGCCCTGATCCAGATGGCAGGCCGCCGTCAGGGCGTACTGCCGATAGCCGTCTGGGTGCACGATCAAGCAAGCGGCAGGGCGATGCCAGAACGCCGAGATGTCTTTGCCATCCACGCGCAGGAAGCCATCCTCGGGATCGGCTTCGACGGTCACCCACAGGATCGGGGCCAAGCCATCGGGCAGCCAGAAGGCTTCCAGACGCCCCTGGGTGCGCCATAGCCGCGCCCGCCAGAGCTCGATTTCATCGAGCGAGCTGGCCAGATAGCGCCGCTGCAAAGTCGTCGTCGCCCACGGATCGTCCCGGCGCACCCACGGATCTGCAGTCGAAAAGTCTTGGCGGGTGATCGTGGTTTGCGCTGCGGCCGTTGGATCGTCACGCCAGTTGCCATCTGGCCAGACCGGGATCTCGTCGAGCCATGGGTCATCAAGAACATCCTGGTCGGGCAGTGGCGCAGGCTGGATCTGTGTGGGAATGTTGCCGCCGACCATGCCGGGTACCCACTGCGTGAGATCCGCCGGGTCGATGGCCTTGCCCCACACCAAGGGCATGATGGTGCTGCCCACGGCTGCGGCGCGTGCCAAGGGCTCCGTCAGCCACAGCAGATCGCTTTCCACACGCTCAAGTTGGGCGATCTGCCATCCATCGGCGGCGATGATCAAAATCCAGCGGCCATTGCTCTCCGTTTCCTGCCAGCCCTGCACCCCGTCGTAGGTCAGATGCACATTGGCCGAGAGTGGCCCGAACTGTCGCCCGTCAGCGTCCGTCACGCTGAGCGCCAGTGCGCCACGTTCGCAGGACTCGGTCAGGTGAACCGGGTACTGCGGCAGCGGCCACAGCGCCATTTGACCAAGATGATCGGCCAGCCAGTCGGCCACCAGGGCATCGGTCTGCCGGGCGTTGCCCACCTTGTAGGTGAGCCAGCGCCGAGGAACACGTCGGCGTGCCTGACGGGATTCGTTGCCACTGGCCAGCCGCGTGACGCTGGTCTGCCACTCCAGCCGTTCCACGAGGGGCTCCATCCAATCATGGCGGAAGGCAAACACGCCGCGTTGCGCATCCGGCCAAGGCTGGTCGCCAAAGGCATCCATACCGGTGGCGACGATGGCGCTTGAGGCCGTATCACGGCGCAACACTTCGACCAGAAAGATCGGTGCATCGATGGGTGGCCAGGGGCCCGCCAAGGATTCCGCCAGCAGGCTGGCCGCCAGATTGGGCGGCAGCGGAGCGACAGCTGTTTCCGGCATGAAGCTGGCTGCGCTCGCCCCAAAAGTGGCGCGCGAGAGCACTTCACTCTGGAAGGCGGGCAGTTCGCTTCCCGGCGTCGGTTTGCTGGAAACCTCCGCGAGGTCTTGAACGACGATGCGATCCGTCATGCCGACTCCACGCCGAACTCAGCGGCATTGAAGGCGGCCTCCGTCCACTGCACGTTGCCGTTCGGGTTGCGCTCGAACAGCGTGCTCTGCCACGCCAGTTGCTCCTGCAGGACGATGTCGGTGCTGACGGCGCTCTGCGCACCACTGACCACGAGTCCTTTGACCTTGCCCAGCCCCGCGTCGGTCTTGCGCGCCAGCATGGTCAGTTGCACACCGTAGATGGCGGGCGTGGCCATTACCGGCAGCGGCTCGACATCGAAGGACTGGCGCAGCCCCACGTTGGGCGCACTGATCGCTGTGGCTTCGTCCTCGTCGCTGACGGCTTCCCAGGCAGCAGTGCCGACCGGACTGGCCGTCCACTGGTTCAAACTGCCATCGGCCTGTGCCTGCAAGGCATCGACGCGCACATCACCGAGGAAGGTGTTGTTGATCGTGCCGCTGGTGTCGGCGATGTAGAAGTCGTCGACGTCGATGGTGAGCGGACAGCTCTGGCCAGGCACTGCACCCACGAACGCCGTGAGCAGTTGGCCGCCGCCCTGAATGGTGTTCTGCGCAGTCATCTGGATGGCCAGGATGCCGTTGATGCGCACTGACAACACACCGTTGCTGGTGCCTTGCGTGACCTGCAACTCGATGTAGTGCCAGCCGCGCGCCGGAGCGCTTGCGACTGAGACAGAGATCAACTGGTCATAGCCGTATTGCCAGCGGTAGAGCTTGAGCCGACCGTCCTCGCCGATTTTCACGAGATGCGCGACCTGCGAGTTGGCATCGCGCACGCCCAGCAGCAGTGGCTCGGTGTAGGTGTTCTGGTACGGCACCACGCGAATGGCTGCCCCGACGATCAGGCTGGTCTTGGTGGCGTCGAGGTTCTTGACGTAGCCACCCCCCGAACCTTCCGGCAATCGCAGGGCATAGGAGGACGGACGACGGCCATTGATGCGGGTGGCCTGCGGCGACAGGTAGGCCGCCTTGCCGCGCGCCAGCCAAGGATCGCCAAAGCTGTCCACGGCTTGCGGGTCGTAGTGATCGAAACCGTCGATGAACAGAAGTGCCATTGGACTTTCCCCTGAAATTCAGCCTTGCAGCGCCGCACGGATGGCCCGTGCATTGCGCCCGATGATGTTGACGATGACTTTCTCCCCGGCAGGCGACTGCAGGTGGTCGTGGGTGACGCCCGGATCGACCGCGTTGACGATGCGCACCGCCTGGTTCATCTGCGGCTGCGCGGGCGGCACTTTCACTTGCGGAACCAGACCGCCTGCCGCGAAGGCCAATTCGCCGCCCTTGAAACGTGGGCCTGCCGACAAGCCGTTGAGCGAATCGAGAAAGGCCACGCCGACCTGGCGCACGGCGGCCGCCCGCACCACGTACTCGCCTGCGGACAGACGCGCCGGGATCGAATCCGAGGTGGCGCTGCCCGGCCCGGTGACCAGACCGCCACCCGCGAACTTCTTGATGCCGCCCAAGAGCGCCATCACCGCCGCGACCATCGCCACCATCGCGGCAATGGCCAGCCCCGGGCCGACGATGGGAATGGATGCCTGCGACGCTGCCGCACCGGCTCCCGCCTTGGCCGCATCCATCGACACCATGGCAGTGGTTTCCGTGGCCTTTTGCGCGACCTTGGCGGCGCTGGCCGCCGCATCGACGGTCTGCTCCTGCTGGATGAAACCCAACTTGAGGGCCAGCATCCGCGCCTGCATGGCGATCCACTGCTGGAACGGCTGGATCACGATTTGCTGCAGGAAGGTGTCGGCCACCTGCTGAAAAATGCTCGCCAAGGCACTGCGCCAGGTTTGCGCGCCGGTGATCATCCCGTTGAGCGCACTGCCGAAGCTCTCGCCGATGCGATTCCACAGCGGAGCCATTTCATCGACGGTGAGCCGGGTGCGCTCCAGCTCGTTGCGCCACGCCTGCACGCGAATCACCGCATCTGGCCCGATGGCCTGCGCGGCTTGCTGCATGGTCGGCAGCAGGCGCTCCATCTCGGCGGCCGATTGCTGCTGCAAGGCCACGATCTGCTGGCGCGCCTGCGCTTCGGTGAGTAATCCGGCCTGCTGCTGGATGCCGATGGCTTCTTGCGCATTGCGCAGTCGTTCGGTGACCTGTCGCCACTGGGCTTCCAGCGCCGCCAGATTGGCTTGCGCGGCCTTCACATTGATCAGCCGGTCAATGAGCGACACGCCGTCGGCATCGGCCTCGAGAGCCAGTCGCGCCCGTAGATCGCGATAGCTGCGTTCGATGGCGGCCTGCCGGTCGGCGTCGGTGGCCGTGCCGGTGATCTGCGCCAGTTCCTCGCGCGCAGCGGAGAGCGCATCGGCCAGTTCCCGCTCGGCTTGCGCCGCCTTGCGGGCATTGGCCTGCTCGATGTCCGTGCGCCGGTTGTTGAGCGTGATGAGTTCGGCTTCCGCCTTGGCGACTTCGGCCTTGGCACGCAGGCGGTCGTTCTCTGACTTGCCTGTGGTGGCGACTTGCTGACTGCGGGCCAGCTCCTGCTGCTTGCGGGCGATCTCGGCATCAACCTCGCGCTGCTCGATGGCCGTTTTCTGGGTGTAGTAGTCGCGCACCGAAACCAGACGGTCTTCGAGCGCAGCATCCAGCGCAGTTTGTTGCCGGGCCAGTCCATCCTTGAGCAGCGCAAACTCGGCGTCCAGCTGCGCTTTCATCAGCGTGGTTTGCGCGCTGGTCGTGTCCTGCGCGGGCTTGACGGCTTTGGGCTTGGTCAGGCGTTGCAGAAGCTCCGGATCGGCCTGAATCTTGGGTGCCTTGACCTCGATGGGCTTGGGATCGAACAGGCTGTCGCGGAAGGACGCCAGTTCATCCAGCCGTTTGACCAGATTGCCCTTGAGGTCGGCAATGATGGCCTTGGCCCCGTCGGTGTTGCCCTTGAGCGCTTCGACCGCCGCCGCCACACCGGCACCAATGGCCTCGCCCAGGGCGACGAAGGCCTTGCCAACCGTGGCGGCACCGAGCGCCAGGGTCTTGAGCACCAGCACCACGCCATCCAGGATTGCGCGCAGCGTGCCGCCTTGCTTTGCCGACTCGACCATGCCTCCGGCCATGTCGTTCAGGGCGGGCAGCAAGGACGCGATGATCTGGTTGCCGATGCTGGTGGTGGCCAGCTTCAGCTTGTCGAGCGCATCGTTGAAGTTGCCCGCTTGCGCTGCAGTCTCACTGCTCATCTGCACGCCGAGTGCCTGCATCTCGGCAGCGAGCTCATTGATGCCGTCGCGCCCTTGATTCAGAAACGGGATCAGCTCGGCTCCCGACTTGCCGAATAGTTGCACGGCCAGGGCGGTTTTCTCCGCACCATCGGGCATGGCCTTGAAGCGCTCGGCCGGATCCAGCAGCACCTGATCGGTG